TGTTCATATAGCCATTCATCTTGGTGTTCAGGTGTCATAGCATTCCAGATATGAGGTAACTCTGTGCCCTCTGGCAACCATACATTCATAACCCTTACGCCTTCAACCTTATAACTTATTTGAAATTGTTTATTAGTCACTATCAAAATCCCTTTCCGTTGTGTGTTCTTCATTACATTGTGGACACTTCCATTCAGCATAGATAAAGGTTACTCCGTGCTGGTATTCCTTCTTGCAATCTACTTCTCCCGTCCAACCGCAATCACACTCCACTTCATAGACATCATCAAACGAATCAGAGAATGTCGCGGGGTCACCACTCATCCACATCGGCTCACTCATCATCGTCTCCTTCTAAGTCAATAGATACTATGCGTAACGCTAGAAGTTCTAACTCATCAAGCAAAGATAACTCCGTGCTCATTAGTCTTCTCCGTTCATCTGTCTCAATGCCTTAGATAACTGCTCGGTTATTGCTTGTTCATCCTTGTTGTATTCACCCTCTCCTAGGTACCCATACTCCCAGTCTTTTGTTTCTGTATTGTAGATAGTGCCATCGGGAAACGCACTCTCTTCTGTATCTATATCTATATCCCAACCCGTGCCCTCTCGGTACACAATTACGTAGTGATGCTCTTTAGTCATTCTCTTCTCCTATCTTTTGTTTTAGTTTATTGTATTCTTCCCAACCACAATCAACGCAACCCCATTCAGGGATTGATAGTGACCATCCGCACTTACTGCATACTGCGCTCATACTTTAGACTCCCGTCCGTGTTCGCAATTGGCTATAGGATATAAGCAATCCCCGCATAGTGCAACCATAGATATATCCGTGCTCGGACAATCGTTGTACGGATTCTCTTGACCATCGTTATCCTCACAACTGCACCAGTTAAACCGCTCAACTTGTGTCACGTGAGTTAGTTCTGCCAACTCACCCCAACTAATAGACTCTTGACTCATAGTCCATCAACCAAACACTCTTGCATACTTCCCCAACAATAGTGACCAACCCACCATAGATGAGCAGATACTTCATAGATAGCCCATAGTCCTAGTCCAATTGATATGCCTAGTACAAACCATCCTCTATTAGTTAGTCTCATTAGCCCACTCCTTTATCTCATTAATTAATTGCATCATATAATTGTGCCAGTAATCAAACACCTCATTACTAGTGGATTCATTACGCATCTTGCGTGCTAGAATTAATCTACTTCTCAATTGTTGCACGTCACTCATAGGTATTCGTCCCATTCAATAAAGTCCGATAGATGGTGTGATTCAACTATCGCATATGCTGGCGCACTAGTGCTACCCTTCCAACTAATACCCGCTGGAAGATGGACCAACTCATCGCTACTAGCATCACCCCACTGCGCCCGCTGTAGAATATCTATTGCTTGGATACAGGGTGTGACCATAGAATATGGCACGGGTGGATAGTGATTACCCCGTAAGTGATGAGTAACTGCTACCTCTAAACTTAACTGCTCATTCTTTACTTCATCCGATAGTTCAATTGCTAGATTACGTCCCACTTTATTCTCCTATCTCGTTAGTTAGCCATTCTTTAAATTGTGATTCATCGCTAGCATCCACGTGTACCCCTAGTAAAGTGGCGAACACGTTAGAAGTCAAGCATATGGACACGTATACCTTCACGGGTAGCGTACCTTCAGCGTGGGCACGCTCTATTAATTCCGCAATATCTCGGATACTAGTCCGCTCACCCCATAAGTCTGCTCCCTCTCGCACTTCAATTGTCCCGTGAATTGTGAGCGTGTTATACCCGCGCCATCCATCCGTGCTTACGTATCCACTAGACGCACCGCTCCATTCATCTCCCCATTCATCCATAGAGACATAACTTCCGACATAATACTTTCGTATAGTGTCATCTGGAATTAATTCCACAATAGTGGAGACGTGCTCCATATCACTTTCGTAGCATCCTTCGCATAACCATCCTGCACTTAGATTCGCATAGTGATGCGTGTCATCTTCTAGATTAATTACTTCATCGCATCCTACGCACTTAGTCTCTTCTAGTGTCTCCACCATATTCTCCCGTCCAACTAATAGGTAATGAGTATCTCTCACTAACCCGTTCCCGCTTAGGGTATCGCTCCCTAATTCTGCTAGTCAATAGCACGGGACGTGACATTCGTCACCACTGCGAACGCTCTAATCCGTTACGCGTCTCGCTCCACGCTCTATCTATTCCATCGCTCAACTGATACTCTATCTCCTCCTTATCGGCATCTCCATCTATGAATTCGCTTATAAGGATATTCAATTCTTCCGCTAATGCGTAAGAATTATCCGCCATCTCATATTTATTCCACGCGTGGAACGTATCTATCTCACTGGCACGCTCTTCTAATTTATTTAGTACTTCACGCTTATCGGCTAGTGCATTCTCCATAGACTTAGATAGGATACCTAACCCTTCTAGGTCATCACTCTTAGCACGCTCTAGTGCTATTTCATATGCGCTTGCTACTTCTATTAGACTTATCATTACTTAGTTACCCTTCACTAGAATTGAATTACCTACCATTAGTGCTATTGCATCCTGTAGATTAGCCCGTGCTATACCCTTCAATAGGTGCTCTATTGCGGGTAATTTATTATCATCAATAGAGGCGACATATGTCACACTCTCTTCCGATATTGTGCGACCTAGTCCATCTAACCATTCACCGTTACCGATAGCATCGCGGGTAAACACTTCCGCATCTACTGCCCGTAGAGCATCGCTTAATTGCTCGCGCATCCCGCTCCACTGCCCGCTGCTCATAGGCATATTCCCGATATTGCGTCCCGCGCTAATCACAATTGTGCTCACGCTTGAACCTCATTCTCTTTAATGAAATTAATCGCTTCACGCACTGCCATCCGTTGCCCGTGTAGATACGCTGTATCTTCTCCATTAAGGTATCTAGCAATTTCACTAGTGACCCTTAATTCATATGCGCTTAGATATTCTAGAGTCTTATTCATTACGCATTACCCCGCATTACTCTCTTATGATTAGCCCGTGTACACTTACCGCAGACTTTATAGAGCGTAAATTGTGTTAGTAAATCTAACTCACTTCCGCACTGCTCACACTTACTCATAACTAGTCTCCCGTCTAGATTAGGTGACGTATACCTTACGTCTACCTAGTACCCTAATGATGGCGTGACCATCGCGCTATCGTCAATAGATTAGGGTAGTGACTTACGTCACTTATTCGCTATCGGTATCCCCGCATTCGCATAGTGCCCCGCACGTATAGCATATGAATGCTCCCGTAAAGTGCCCCGCATAACCGTATTCCCCGTCTCTAGTGTGCCATCTACCGTTAGCGTCTCTTAGCGTTACCCCTAGACGTGCCCGTGTCTCTCTCATTAGTGCGCTCATTACTTCACCCCGCACGCATCTAAGAATAGTGCCCGATTGAAGAGCGGGTTAGTGGTACTTAGTGCATCGGCTAGATTCTCAGCGATAGCCGATAGAGTCATCTCATCCGCAATCTCATCCGCGTTACGGATGACTCCCGCGATTAGTACGTAATCTTTACGTGTCATTCTCTTATTCTCCTATCTTATGGCGTCTGCTTATTGCATCCGCCTAGTAAGAGAAGACTCTCACGCTCATCCAATAATTGCAAGGGTTTAGAGTGTGATGTCCGTCACACTATCGGACCCTCTAGGCTCCTAGGGAATTCCATTAATAAAGATATATGGCGGGGATATATAACAAGGCTAGGCGGATAGTACCGCCTCTATTATTTAGATTTATCCTATTAATAAATACCATCGCCTCCCTTATGGAGGCTAATAGGTAGCATCTCACTAGATGAGATAAGTATATATAGAGATAAGTAGACAATTCAGTAATGCTTTGACCCTAGGTGTATTAATTATGGGTGAGATGTCTATATATGTCTCACCCTAAAAATTCCTGTTATATAATAAGGGGGCTATATATATACCTTCTGACCAGCACTTTTGCCCCAGAGGGCAACTATTTAAAAATATATCTCTATTGAGTGTTCGGTTTTACCCGTTCCAACGGGTTATCTTATATATAAGAACTAATAATTCTTAGAAGTTCTAAACGAACTCGCTTCGTTTGGGACTTCGCTCGTTCGTTATATATTATATATAAATATATAACCTACTACGTAGGTAGACAGCCAGAGTTATGCCGTTTAACGGGTGGCGTTATATGACCGATTTAAGGGGCAAATTTAATGGGACGTAAGCCTGGAATTCAGAACATCCCAAAGGGCGAAGCCCAGGAGAAAGTTCTCATCCAACTAGGTCAGGGTTCTACAATTACGGCTGCTATGGCATCCGTTGGTAGAAATGATGTCACCTTTAGGCAATGGTCTATGAATGACCCAGCCTTTAAGGAACGTGCAGACAAAGCCCGCCTAGCGGGTAAAGGTGTAATTGCTGACTTAGGGGATTTGAAGAACATATCCTTCCCCGACTTCTGTGACCAGTTCCTAGATGCTAAACTCTTTGAACATCAACTTGACTGGTTAGACCTGATTGAAGGTCGTGAGCCTTCTTGGTTGCCACGTGGCATTATCTATGAGCCTGGCGACCCTAAGCGTATCCTGATTAACGTACCTCCTGAGCACGCCAAGTCTACGACTATCACGACCAACTACGTTTTGTACAATATCGTGACCAACCCCAATGCCAGAGTCATCATTGTCTCTAAGACTCAGGGTATGGCTAGAAAATTCTTAGGTGCGATTAAGACCCGCCTAAGCCACCCCGCCTATATCAAACTGCAGACCGCTTTCGGTCCTAATGGCGGATACAAGGCTGATGCTACACAATGGTCAGCCGATATGATTTACCTAGGAACGGGACGTGATTCAGGTGAGAAGGACCCAACGGTTCAAGCCCTTGGATTCGGCTCTCAGATTTACGGTGCTCGCGCCGACCTGATTATCCTAGACGATGTGGTGATGAACTCGAATGCCCATGAGTGGGAAAAGCAAATCGAATGGCTTCAGAAGGAAGTTATCACCCGTCTGGGGCGGCATGGAAAATTACTTATAGTAGGAACCCGTGTCGCGCCCATTGATTTATATAAAATGATTCGTGACCCAGGACAATGGTCAGGTGGTAAGACCCCCTTTACCTACTGCGCTATGCCAGCGGTTTTAGAATTTGACGAAAAGCCTGAACAGTGGAAGACCCTGTGGCCTAAAAGTAATTTGCAAGAAAATGAAATTGATGAAGTGGGACCTGATGGACTTTATGCAAAGTGGGACGGACCCTCGCTATTTAAGCGCCGCTCTGAAGTTGCGCCATCTGTCTGGGCTATGGTCTACCAACAAGAGGATGTCCAAGAAGATTCAATCTTCTCACCCACTTGTGTTGCAGGTTCCGTCAACGGAATGCGTAAGCGTGGTCCGCTCAAAGAAGGTGTCCCAGGACACCCACGCCATATAGATTCAGGTTACACTATCATTGGTCTTGACCCTGCTATGGCAGGTGCCACGGCTGCAGTAGTAGCAACGTACAATCGTAGTGATGGCAAGATTTATATTCTTGACTGCATCAATATGACTGAGCCTACGCCAGCCAAGATTCAAACACTGATTGAAGAATGGGTTGAAAAATATCGCCCACAAGAACTAAGAATTGAAATCAATGCTCATCAGAAGGCTTACGCCTTAGATGATAACTTGAGAAACTTTTTAGCCTCATATGGCTGCCAATTGAACTCACACTTCACTGGTAAAAATAAGTGGGACACATCTTTCGGTGTAGCATCTATGGCTTCACTTTTTGGGAACACCCGTGATGGACGCTTCCAAGATAATAACTTAATTGAATTACCAAGCAATGAAGGCTCTGA